CTTGCTGAAGGGGCAATGGACGAGATGGCTGGATTCAATGGCACAACACACGAGGACATGGTTAATCACCCGCCGCACTACAACCAAGGCGGTATTGAAACCATTGAGGCTATCAAGGCAGCGTTAGGCTACGGCTTCAACGCCTACTTGACTGGTAACATCCTGAAATACTTGTGGCGCTACAACCACAAGGGTGGGTTGCAGGATGTCAAGAAAGCACAGTTCTACTTGAACCGACTGGTGCAGGAGATGGACTCTAACGAGCAGGTGCGTGTCAGTGGTGTGCCTTACGAGGTTCCGTCTTCTTCCATCCTATCCAATGGTGTTTGAATGTGTGATGTATTTGTTGACATCGAAACCAACGTACCCCCAACAAAGATATGGGGTGCCTATACTTATGACACGGACAGTGAGGAATATCAATGGCACGAAAGCCCGGACACGCTACTTCCCTTGCTAAAAAAAGCAGACCAAGTAATCGGACACAACTTGATTGGTTTCGACGGGCCACACCTCAACAGGTTGTGGAAGACGAAGATTGGATCGATGTTAGCGACCGATACATTGATTATGTCGAGGCTACTGAATCCTTCAATCGAAGGTGGGCACAGTCTAGACGCATGGGGAAAAAGACTGGGGCTGAAGAAGACTGATTACAAGAGGTTGTATTGGCGTCTGCTTGGTGAACGTAAGCCACCACGCGAGGGAGTGCAGCACTTCAACGAACCCAACCTTGCTGTGCTGAAGAAGTATTGCAAGCGGGATGTGGAGCTGTTGGTAAAACTGTATGCTCACCTCACGAAGGAACTGGACGACAACAAGTTCAGCCATAAAAGTATTCAGAACGAGCACAACACCGCTGCCATCATACAAGGACAGATACAGAATGGCTTTACATTCGATATCCCTAAGGCTCAAAGTCTTTTGGCTACGCTTTCAGGCAGGCTTGCTGATATTGAAGGCGACTTGCAAAGTACGTTTCCACCAATTGTTACAGAGAGGTGGAGTGAAAAGACAGGCAAGAAACTTAAGGACAAGGTGGAGGTCTTTAACCCTGCCTCTAGAAAACAAATTGCTGAACGTCTCGTATCACTTGGTGTCAAATTTAACAGCACTACAGAGAAGGGTAATGTCATTGTGGACGAGAAAGTCCTAGACGGTATCGACCTGCCTGAGGCTAAGTTGCTCAACGAATACCTGATGCTACAGAAGAGAGTGAGTCAGATCAAATCCTGGTTTGAGGAGGTGCAAGAGGATGGGAAGATACACGGGCGTGTCATTACCAACGGTGCCATCACTGGACGTATGACACACCAAAGCCCTAACATGGCACAAGTACCCAGCGTGTCCAGCCCCTATGGTGCTGAGTGCCGTGAGTGCTTCAAGGCTAGGGATGGGTGGTCATTGGTGGGTATTGATGCGTCAGGTCTTGAGTTGCGTATGCTGGCACACTACATGCGTGACGAGGGGTACACTAAGGAGTTGTTGAATGGTGACATCCACACGAAGAACCAAGAAGCGGCAGGACTCCCTGACCGTGCTAAAGCAAAGACATTTATCTATGCTTACTTGTATGGCGCGGGGGACGCGAAGATCGGGTCAATCATCGGTGGTAACGCTAGTGACGGAAAAGAAATTAAGGCGCGCTTTCTTTCCCAAACACCCGCCCTCGCTCGTCTACAGAGTAAGGTTGCCGAACAAGCAAGTAGTGGTTGGCTACCGGGGCTGGATGGTAGAAAAGTTTGGGTGCGAAGCGAACATGCTGCCCTTAACACTTTACTCCAAAGTGCTGGTGCGATAGTTATGAAGCGGGCGTTGTTCAGTTTTTGGCAAGCCCTGATGCTGAAGAAGATACCCTTTGGGTTCTGTGCCAACGTGCACGATGAGTGGCAGATTGAGACGCCACCTGAGCATGCCGAACAGGTCGGGCAGCTAGGTGTGAACGCCATCAAGGCTGCTGGTTTTTATTTCAAAATGCGGTGCCCTCTCGATGGCGAGTACCGGGTTGGTCAGACATGGAAGGACACCCACTAATGGATGAGGAGGAGATGCTGGAAATGTTCATGGAGTGCGACGACTTAGTGCTTCTTGGTATTAAAGATAATAAATTAATACTATGGCACAGTCCCGACTCTAATGAAATGGATATACTGGATATGCTACTTTATGCCTACCGAAGATTTTATGAGAGTGCTCAAGATAATAGACCTTTACATTGATTCTGAAGTGTGGTATAATATTGGTCTTTAAACTTTCCAATTAAAGGAACTAAACATGAACGATAAAATCATCACCGTCCAAGGACAACTTTTCTTTTCCTACAACCTCGACCACCTCAACGGTCCGAAGCCATGGAACGAGAAGAATCCTGACTCGTGGCGGTATGAGTTGCACCTTGGTCAGCTGGATGACGCCACCGTTACCCGGTTGGAGAAAGAGCTGAACGTCAAGGCGCGTAAGAAGGACGATGACAGCCATGGTCTTGGCATGTTCATCAAGTGCAAGAGCAAGTTCCCATTCACTGTTGCAGACCTAGATGGTAACCCCATTGATCCGTCTGACGTAGGTAATGGTACGGTTGCTGTTATTGCGCTTAAGAGCTATGACCACCCCATGTCAAAGCAATACGGCTGGTCAGCCCGTTGCGTTGGCGGTAAGACCAAGGCTAATGCAGTGGTCAAGGATTTGGTCAAGCGTGAGAAAGAGGAGACTGCGGAAGATGTAGCCTTGTAATGACAGTCGCCCTTATAGATGCGGATGTGATTGCCTATCGCGTCTCATTTGCCTGTAAGGAAGAAACCCAAGAGAAGGCAGCTACCACGCTGTCTTCTTTATTGGAAGATATTCTTTACAGCCAGTTGGATATAGCGACACACGAGCTGTATCTGACAGGCAAGGGAAACTTCAGGAATGAAATTGCAACCACCGTACCGTACAAAGAAAACAGGCGAGACAAGGAAAGACCACTTCACCTTGATTTTCTGCGTGGGTATATGGCTGATGCTTGGAGTGCAGAGACAGCGACAGGAGAGGAAGCGGACGACCTCATTGCAATACGTGCCACCGAACTTGGAGAAGACGGTTGCATCATTGTTTCAATTGACAAAGACTTCAACCAAGTACCAGGATGGCATTACAATTTTGTGAAACGAGACAAGTATTATGTGACTGCCCAAGATGGCCTCAGGTTTTTCTACAAACAGATACTGACCGGGGATCGGGTGGACAACATAATAGGCATCAAAGGTGTTGGCGACAAGAAGGCAGACAAGATGCTGGAGGACGCGAAGACCGAGCAAGAATTGTTTGCCGTTTGTGCGGAGGCACTGGGAAAAGACAGAGCAATTGAAAACGGGAGGCTGTTATGGCTAAGGCGAGAGAAGAACCAACTTTGGTGCCCACCCAGTTCAGACTAGCAGGGATGGATTGGCGGGTACTGTTTTCAGAAACACTATCAGATTTAGGACAATGCGACAATGATACAAACACCATCACAATCAGACAAGGAATGTCAAGACAACAAACCGAACAAGCATTTTGCCATGAGTTGGTACATGCCATTTACTTCACCATGGGAATGGATGACCATGACGAGAAAATGGTTGAAGGGTTTTCCCAGCTTCTCTATCAGTACCTCCGAGGTGCCTGATGCCGAAGAGAGCAGCAAAGAAGAAGGTAACGAAACCAAGAGTAGCAAGAACAAGGTGCGGAGGAAGGTGGACTGAGGCTCAATACAAGGGCTTTGTTGTCAGGGCGCTTAGAGCAGCCATGCGTAAGTGGCGTGTGCTTTATGATACAAAAGATGCAGCTAAACGTGGACAAAGAACAGATCAAGCAACAGGAAAGAAACGGGACATGTACGAATGTGCAGGCTGTGCTCGCCTTTTCAAGTCTGACGAGATTCACGTTGACCACATCGAACCAGTGTTTGACCCACGTAAGCGCGTACCTGCCGAAGAAACAGATTATACCCAGCTAGTACACAGGATGTTTTGTGAGATTGACAATTTACAAATCTTGTGCCACACTTGTCACGGCATAAAGACCGAGAATGAAAGGAAGCAGAGGTATGGAAAAGAAGACTGAGGTAGTTCTCATCAAAGAGAACGACGACGGCAGCGCTGACTATATGTTCAACTTACCGCCTGAGTCTGTGGCGGCGTTTGCACGGCTTGGTATCATGACAGCTATCCAAGCGGCAGTTGGTGAAGCCGAGCAGTTAAACCCTGACTACATTGAGAAAGTGGTTAGAGAGTGTGCTGACATTGCCTACGAGGTGGGGCTACATCGTCAAACCAAACATGAAATCCTGAGACGTTTTGGATTGGAAGTTACTGATGGCTAGTTGGCTGATAGCAACAATTGGTGTGGTGTATTTGGTTGTCGCTGGTGACCTGTTCATCAAGGGACAGACTGGACTGGGTATAGCCTTCTTAGGTTATGCGCTGGGTAATGTTGGACTTTACATGGAGGCTGCATGAGTCGAGTGAGTTGGTATAGCGGGGATAAAGATGGGGAGCGAGAGATTGTTCACATGGCACGGGTGTCAAACCCCAGCGCCACTATTGACACACCACATGAAAAGCTGTTAAAATATTTGATTGAACACAAGCACTGGAGTCCGTTTGAAATGTGCCATGCTAAGTTGTACGTTGAGACAACGAGAGATATTTCTCGTCAGATCATTCGTCATCGTTCACTAAGCGTTCAAGAGTACAGTCAACGCTACGCTGTAGCTTCTCAGTATGAACTGAGTGAGGCTAGGTTGCAAGACCCTACCAACAGACAGAACAGTATTGAGGTTGACGATAAGCAGCTTCAACACTGGTGGATGCAGATGCAGGAGAGGGTGAGGAAGGAGAGTATGCTGGTTTATCAGATGGCGGTAGACCACGGCATTGCTAAAGAGCTGGCTCGTAAGGTATTGCCTGAGGGTCTGATGGTTACAACGATGTATGTGACTGGTTCTATTCGTTCTTGGATTCATTACATTCAGGTGCGAACAGACCCCAGCACACAGAAGGAGCATCGCATCGTGGCAGAGCAGTGTCGTGAGGCTTTGGCTCAGTATTATCCACTAATCTTTGGGAGTAATAATGAAGTCATTTAGATTTGTGTTTGATGACGATGAAGCCTTTGAGTCAGCCGAAGTGTTTTACCCACAGAAGAAGATAGAGCACTTGTGCATCTACCCTGACGATGTGATGTGGAACAATGTGCTGATGGAGTTCTGTACCTTCCTAGAAAGCACAGGATACCACGGGGTGACACGTAAAGTTGAGTTAGGTCTTTCTTTAGTAAAGGATTCAGATGAGACATTTGGTAATTCCTGATACCCAATGCAAACCAGGAAACAACCACGACCACATGGCGTGGGCTGGTAAGTATGCAGCAGAGAAGTGCCCCGAAGTGATCGTACATCTAGGCGACCACTGGGACATGCCCTCTCTGTCTGTGTATGACGTGGGTAAGAAAGCCTTTGAGGGCAGGACATACATGCAGGACATCAAAGCAGGCAACGAGGCTATGGATGCGTTCATGGCACCTGTCACTGCGGAGATTGAACGCCGTAAGCGCCGCAAGCTCAAGGCATGGAAGCCACGGTTTGTGTTCTTGTTGGGCAACCACGAAGAACGTATTGACCGGGCTATCAACAGTGACCGCAAACTAGAGGGACTGATTGGCTACCACGACTTCAACCTTGTCAAGCATGGATGGGAAGTGTATCCTTTCCTTCAGGTTGTTGTTATTGATGGTATCGCTTACAGCCACTACTTTACCTCAGGGGTTATGGGGCGTCCTGTCTCCTCGCCTAACCTCCTGCTGGCAAAGAAGCACATGTCGTGCGTCATGGGTCACGTCCAAGACCGAGCCATCTCATACAGCCGTAGGGCAGATGGTAGTCGAGTGACTGGAATATTTGGTGGCATTTATTATCAACATGATGAGGACTACCTCACCCCACAGACCAACGGTAGCTGGTCAGGCGTGTGGATGTTGAACGAGGTAGTCAATGGTAGTTTTGATGAGATGCCTATTTCAATTAAATACTTGAAGGAGACGTATGGCTCTAACACTTCCCGACATAATGGAAAAGCTAAAGCAGGTTGATGAGATTTCTTTGCTAGAGATATTGGAGGTGTCTAGCGAGGATTTGGTGAATCGGTTTATAGACCGTATTGAAGATAAAGCAGATGAACTAGAAGGAGAATTAGATGACAATTGAAACACCGTGGTCAAGCATTGGATACATTACCTACAAGCGGACGTATGCTCGCCGCTTGAATGAGGGTGATGCTAACAGTGCGACAGAAGAATTTAAAGACACGGTAGGGAGGGTTGTTGACGCTGCAAACAATCAGCTTGGTTGTGGCTTTGACGCTGAGGAACAAGCACGACTGGAGAAGTATTTACTAGAACTCAAGGGGACTGTAGCTGGTCGCTTTTTGTGGCAGCTAGGCACCTCTACAGTTGACCGC